CCCTTCGCATGGTCCTCAATTCTGGCCGTGGTGGCGTTTAATTTCTTTCAGCGTTGTTCGTCAGGATATCCGCTCACCATCAACTGGACGGCGCATGTGGTTTTATACCCGCTGGGGTGCTGGCTATGTGGGTGTTTATATCGACAGGCGCGCAATTCGATGAGCCGCTTAACAGCCATTATTGCAACTGCCATCATCCTGCTGATTCTCTTGCTGGGATGGGGTGTTAATCATTACCGCGACAATGCTCTGAACTACAAAGAGCAGCGCGACAAGGTAACCAGCGCGCTGACGCTGGCGAACGACACCATTAACGATATGACAGTGCGCCAGCGTGAAGTTGCCACGCTCGACGCTAAATACACAGGAGAACTCGCAGATGCTAAAAAGCAGCTTGAAGACCTGCAGCGTTGCGTTAGCACTGGTAAGTGTGGGTTGCGCGTCAACGCCAAATGTCCAGCGAACGGAACGGCCAGCGCCCCCGGCGTGGATGATGCAACCGGCCCCCGACTTATTGACGCCGCTGAACGGGATTATTTCACCCTCAGAGAGCGAATTGAAACCATCACCAAACAACTGACAGGCCTGCAAGCGTATGTGCGTGAGCAGTGTTTAAAGTGATACTACAAATTTAAATTTGCGCGTTACCAAAAAGCAAGATTAGTTGAGTAAAATTTCTCTCGGAATATAATGCCTTATCGGCGACGTGTAAGGATAATGCTATGCAATATATTGTTTATTTCAAAATGAAAGATAGCGCTCTTCAATGGAGTAAGTTTTATGCGCGTGGAAACTCAGAGGCTGAGGCAAGAGCGTATTTCAACGAAAAGCACCAGGGCATCCAAGTTTCAAGCGTTCTTGGTGTTGTTCACCCTAATGATGAGAGAGCATTTAAGATTCGTCACGGGATTAACTATTAGCGCCTTCGCAAGTTTTCCATACGGTCTTGAGTATAGTAATATTTATGGCATCACAGCAGGCATTCACTGAGTGCCTGCGATAATGCTTTTACATGAAGAAGCTAGGGTTTAATCTGCTATCTCCAAGTATGAAAAGGGGGATGTGATGTCAGATGTGGATTTTGAAGCGATTGGCAGATGCGAACATTTAAGAAGCCAGATTAGCGCAGCTATGAGTGCCAGGAATGTCGAAGCATCAAGGATTAGCCATGCGACCAGGGACTCTGGTGGCAGTTTCTTTCAGGAGCGCATCCGTATTATTGATTTAGATGCAATTGACGCTCAGTTGATAAGCCTTAAACAGCATGACGCTCACTTAAGAGAGCTAGTAAATGAATATAACTCTTGGGCAACCAAAGCCGGTAAGAGCGAAATAGTTTACATAAAATATTAACTTGAGCGTTCGCTTATATTACTTATTGTCATCACGAAGGCCACCTCAGGGTGGCTTTTTTATTGCGCCTTGCCGCACAGCCTAACAATATCTTTCAGTAGTGATCCTGGGGCATTCCTCTTTATGGGCAGTTTTCCCCTGCGACAGGCTCACATCTAAAAGGAAACAACCATGAGAAAAGAACTTTCCGGCGCTGCTGGCGATGTCCTGCATGCGCTTTTCTTCCGTGGCGCGCTAGTGGATGGCGATTTGCCATCAAAGGCTGGCACTGCTGAACTGCGTGAACTAGGTTACGTGATGACGCAGGACACGGTAACACCGTTCGCTGGTGAGCACCATTTCAACTTCCTCACTCCTGCCGGGCAAGAGTTCGCCATCAGCTATCTGGTGGAAAGTCGCTTCGGCCAGAAAGCGGATTTTCGGATTAGGACGGGGGAGACATTCATTAATAACACCACTCTACAAGGCGTTCTCCACATCAACCCGGCACTGACAAAGATCAGGCTGACTGATTCGATGCGTGACGCTGTTATTGCCGCCGTTCGTGAAAGCGGTCAGTTCGTTGAGAAACCAACTGGCGACGAGCAGCAGTCGGTGGAGTTCAGGGCTGACCGTTTCAAGGCGACGGTTGAGGTAAATGACAGCGGTGAATCCACCATCCAGCAGCAAATCCAGCAGGCGGTTAACGCTGTTATTGAAGCGACGAAAGCAGCACTAGCCCGACAAGATGCGGCGATGGCGGATCTGGCATCTACTCAGGCTGCTATTACGGAAAGCGTTAATCAGGTGGTGAAAGATGCCATTGCTAATGCGATCAGGCCGGGTGGTGTGCTGTACGCGTTCCGCACCAGAACCTGAACACCTCCATCTGGACGTCAGAATACCAATCAATGAAAATGATAATCTTTATCATTTGAGCGGGTCCTCCCGGAGGGGGGATTTGCCACGGGGCGGCGGACTCGCGGGAATCGGCTGGTTTTCATATTTTATAGTCATCATCATCATGTGTTCAGGTTATTGATTTTCCGGGACCCGGCTAATCAATGATGTCGAATCGTACAAAAAGTGTTCACCATCATGGACCAGGAAATCGCGGCCTTAAAACTCAATATCAACCAGCTAGCCGGGATCACTGGCGTCCATCGCCAGACGGTTGTAGCCAGGTTGAAAAATGTTGCTCCGGCAGCAGGCAGTAACAGCAAGCTCAAGCTTTATCTGGTTACCGATATTCTGAGCGAACTGATGAGCCCCACGGTTTCCACGGCAAACGTGGAAGAGATGGAGCCAGCAGACAGGCTCGCGCACTGGAAGGCTGAAAACGAGCGGCTTAAATTTGAGGTCGATACGCAGCAACTTATACCCGCCGAAGACGTAACCAGAGAATTTTCATTGATGGCGAAAGCTGTCGTTACTGTGCTTGAAACGCTCCCGGACATTCTTGAGCGAGATTGCGCGCTGACGCCAGTTGCAGTCTCACGTGTGCAGGATGTGATCGACGAACTTCGTGATCAGATCGCACAGAAAGTGATGGACGCCACAGCAGAGGAGGAAGAGCCAGAGGAGGACTGATGGCGAAACGGGCATCAGCCAGGGGGACCCGTCGTGATGTCTCCGGCATGTTACGTGCCCCGCGTCGTATGAAGGTGGCCGATGCGGTCAGAGATTTTATGCATGTACCCATTGGCGCGGGTCACTCTGTGAAGTGGGATCCGAATCTGACCCCTTACATTATCGAGCCGATGAACTGCCTGGCATCCCGTGAATACGATGCCGTGGTGTTTGTCGGTCCTGCCCGAACCGGGAAAACCATCGGCCTGATTGATGGCTGGATTGTTTACAACATTGTCTGCAATCCCGCTGACATGCTGGTTATTCAGGTATCGGAAGAGAAAGCGCGTGAACACTCCAAGAAGCGACTCGACCGCACTTTCCGCTGCAGTCCGGAAGTGAAATCACGGCTCAGTCCACGCCGTAATGACAACAACGTCCACGACCGCACATTTCGCGCCGGTAACTACCTCAAGCTCGGCTGGCCGTCGGTCAATATCATGTCGTCGTCTGACTATAAAAGTGTGGCGCTGACGGACTATGACCGCTTCCCGGAAGATATCGACGGGGAGGGGGATGCCTTTTCCCTGGGGTCTAAGCGTACCACCACCTTTATGTCCAGCGGAATGACGCTTGTGGAAAGCTCCCCAGGCCGGGATATCCGGGACACAAAATGGCGTCCCTCATCTGCGCACGAAGCGCCCCCGACGACCGGGATTCTGTCGCTGTTTAACCGTGGTGACCGCCGTCGCCTTTACTGGCCGTGCCCGCATTGCGGGGAATATTTTCAGCCGGAAGTCGCCAACATGACGGGTTACCGTGATATCCCTGACCCTGTTGTGGCAAGTGAATCCGCTTTTATCCAGTGTCCTGCATGTAAAGGCAAAATTACGCCTGATATGAAGCGCGAACTGAACATTCGTTCTGTCTGGTTGCGGGACGGGGAAAAAATAGACCGTGACGGCAACAGATATGGCGAGCCGCGCCGCTCGCGTATTGCGTCATTCTGGATGGAGGGACCAGCCGCTGCTTACCAGACCTGGGCGCAGATGATTTACAAATTCCTGACCGCTGAGCAGGAGTATGACGCCACCCAGAGTGAGGAAACGCTAAAAACGGTTGTTAATACCGACTTTGGTCGGCCATATCTTCCCCGCGCTAACCTCGAACAGCGTAAGAGTGAACTGCTTGAGCAGCGCGCCGAAGAGATATTAAAACGCACCGTGCCTGACGGCGTTGAATTTCTTGTGGCGACGGTTGATGTGCAGGGTGGTAAGTCCCGGCGATTCGTGGTGCAGGTTACAGGCTACGGTGAACAGGGCGAGCGGTGGGTGGTTGATCGCTACAACATCCGGCAGTCCTTACGGGCCAGTGAGCACGGCGAATGCTGTCCCATTGATCCGGCCAGTTACCCGGAGGACTGGGATTTACTCCTGTCCGACGTGTTCGAAAAGTCCTGGGCTCTGGCAAGCGACCCGACAAAACGTATGCGCCTGATGGCAATGGCGGTCGATTCCGGCGGTGAGGATGGTGTCACCGACAACGCCTATAAGTTCTGGCGCAAATGCCGCCGGGAAGGGCTGGGCAAAAAGATTTATCTCTTTAAGGGGGACAGTGTCCGCCGCTCAAAACTCATCACACGCACATTCCCTGACAACACTGACAGGTCAACCCGTCGCGCAAAAGCCGCAGGCGATGTGCCGCTTTTTCTTCTCCAGACCGATGCACTGAAAGACCAGGTGAATAACGCCTTATGGCGCGAATCACCTGGACCGAACTACGTGCATTTCCCGAAATGGCTCGGTAGCTGGTTTTACGACGAGCTGACGTATGAGGAGCGTTCACCTGATGGAAAATGGAGTAAACCGGGTCGCGGTCCGAATGAAGCCTTTGACCTGCTCGTCTACGCCGATGCGCTGGCAATCCTTCATGGCTACGAAAAGATTAAATGGCCGAATGCGCCAGACTGGGCACGGCGGCAAACGTGGCTGGAGAGCGCGCCGCCGGAAACTGGCGAAGCGCCACCCCTGGCTGTTGCACCGCCCGTTACCCGAAACACGAAAGCACGGGACAACACCGTGACGGAAACCGACGACCAGGCATCAAACCCCTGGGTCACAGCGACAGGAGGCTGGTTGTGAAACGAAGTGATATCGAGGCGATGGTACAGCGTTACGTTGAAGCTGAGATGGCTGTCCTTGACGGGAAGTCCATTACTTTCAATGGGCAGCAGATGTCCTATGAAAATCTGTCTGAAATCAGGAAGGGGCGGCAGGAGTGGGAGCGGCGGCTTGCCGACAGTGACAGGCAAAGCCTGGGGCGACCCGGCTATAAACTGGCGAGGTTTGGGTGATGTCTCTACTGGATGATGCTATTGGTCTGATTTCGCCGGGCTGGAAGGCTGCGCGGCTTCGCTCGCGAGCGGTGATTCAGGCATTTGAAGCCGTAAAGCCAACCCGCACACACAAGGCCCGTCGCGAAAATCGCTCAGCCAATCAGCTTAGCCAGAATGGCGCAGTGTCTTTACGCGAACAGGCGCGCTGGCTGGATAACAATAACGACCTGGTTATTGGCATTCTCGACAAGCTGGAAGAGCGTGTGATTGGTTCTGAGGGCATCATTGTTGATCCGCATCCGGTGCTTAAAAACGGCAATATTGCGAAAAAGTTTGCCAGCCAGATCCGTTCTGCATGGGCGGAATGGTCTGTTTCGCCTGATGTCACCGGGGAATTTACCCGCCCCATGCTGGAACGTCTTTTATTACGCAGTTGGTTACGAGACGGGGAGGTGTTTACCCAACTTGTCAGCGGCAATGCCATGGGGCTGTCACCCATAGCCGGGATCAGTTTCTGGCTGGAAGCTCTGGAGGCTGATTACGTACCAATGCAGAGCGACGAATCACAGGGGCTCATTCAGGGTATTTATAAAGACAACTGGGGCAGGCCCAAAAAATACCAGGTGTACAAGACCAGTCCGGTGTCAGGCCGGCAACTGGAGACCAAAGATGTGGCAGCGGAAAACATGCTGCATCTTAAATTTACCCGGCGTCTGCATCAGGCCCGTGGAACATCGCTTTTCTCCGGCGTGCTGATGCGTCTGAGCGCTCTGAAAGAGTATGAGGATTCTGAGCTGGTGGCCGCGCGTATTGCAGCGGCGCTGGGGATGTACATCAAAAAAGGTGACGGTCAGAGTTTTGAAGATGCGCAGACGACAAAGGACGGGGATCGCGACCTGCTGATTCAGCCTGGCATGCTTTACGACGACCTTCGTCCCGGCGAGGAAATCGGGATGATCAAATCGGACCGCCCGAACACCAACCTTGAATCATTCCGCAACGGTCAGCTACGTGCCGTTTCTGCCGGAGCCCGTATCAGCTATTCCAGCGCATCCCGTAACTACGACGGCACCTACAGCGCCCAGCGGCAGGAGCTGGTGGAGTCCACCGACGGGTATTTCGTCCTTCAGGACTGGTTTATCGGTTCGGTGACCCGCCACATTTACCGCGCCTGGCTGAATCTGGCGATCCTCTCTGGGAAAATCACGGTGCCGCGCGGGCTCGATATGGACACACTCTATTCCGCTGTCTATTCGGGGCCGGTGATGCCCTGGATTGACCCCGCAAAAGAAGCGAACGCCTGGAAAATACTTATCCGTGGTGGTGCGGCAACAGAATCCGACTGGGTCCGCGCGCG